GTTGAAGTCATTAGATCCACTTGATACAGTGATTGACTGCTCAAATGAACACTATAGGGTGTCAAGACACCGGGGCGCATACCTTGCCACACACGGCATTCGTTACATTGGTGCGGGACTCTCCGGTGGTGCTAAAGGTGCTCTCAATGGACCAGCCCTCATGCTCGGTTGTAATAAACTCACCTACGACAATAATAGAGAATTTCTTGAGACTTTCTGTAAAAATGTTACATACATGGGTAATGATTTTGGGGCTGGTCATTACACAAAGATGGTTCATAATGGGGTAGAATATGGTATGCTTCAAGGCATGGCTGATGTTTATTCGTATTGTAACCAGGATCAAATCTGTATGTCACAACTTATGAATGATACACACGGCACAGATATTGATGGTTTTCTCATGAATGCTGCGGTTGATGTGTTGAAAAAGTTTGAGATTCACAAGATTTCGGATATTGCCGAGATGAATCATACAGGACTTTGGTGTTCCAAGGTTGGAATGGAATATGAGATTCCAACCCCAATTATAAACGCAGCCCTCAACGCGAGAATCACAAGTTCGTATGAAAAGTATTTGGATACTTGTCAAAAAACTTGTATTTTCTATGACAGGGTTGTAGCCTTGAATACACTTCGCTTTGTATTCGCGAGTTCCCTTTTAGAGGGGTATGATCTCATGCGCACAAGAAGCATTGACAAGGACCAAGTCGCAAAGGCGTGGGGTTTGGGAACTATCATTGAATGTCCAATGGTATCAAAGGATCTTTACGAAGTCATAAACGAAACAGTGAATGATGCGCGACTATTTGTTATGCATTGTGCTAAGTCTGGTATTCCTTGTCCATCCGTCTGTGCGGCTCTCACTCAATACGATTTCAAACACCAAACGAGAACTTCTATGAACTTCCTCATGGCTCAAAGAAACTACTTTGGGGATCATAAGGTTTATGAAGTGTAATACTCAATGTATAAAATTACACGATCTTCTTCTGATTTGTTTTCGGCCCAGTGAGGGAATCTTGCATTCATTATGATGTGTTTTCCATCTTCCTCTTTGAGATCTCCCAATGTGTAGTGATGTAAATAACATTCTTCTGGACACTTTAGTCCCAAGTGATAAGTAAACTTATATTTAGATCCAACCGAATCTGTATGTTGTTTTAACTTTACACCACCTTTCATGAGAGCAAATCCACCTATATGAATACCTTTTATTTGAGAAAGTAACTCATATGTTTTGGGGCATTTTAAACAGTTTCCTAAAACAGGCTTACCTTCCCAAAATAGAGGCCAGCTAATCCATTCATCCTGAACATGACTTTGACCACCTTTGAGCCACCCACACTTTCCAGATGTATATTCTGATACAATTTCTTTTAAGATTTCAGAACCTTCCCATTCGCCAGTTGGCCGTGGTTTTTCAGAAATGAATGTATTTGGGAGAGTATCCAGTTCAGCTCTGAGGGTTTTCCAATGGTGTTTGAGTTCTTTGAGCTCCATTAAAAATGGGAAATATATTAATATCCCAGATAAAGTATATGCAGAAGCACGTGTATGCGATCCTTCTCTCGGTGCTTCTGGGACATGCGTATTATCAGATGATGGAAGCGTCCATACCAACTGAATCAAATTGTAGCTACATGGCAACACCAATGACAGACTACCTCGCTTTCCTGTGGGGTTTCATTCTCGTAGGTTATGGATTTAAATACGACAATGCAGTTCTCACAGTCTTGGGGGCCTCAATTGTGGTTGAACATATATTTCAGTTTATGAGGAAAGTTTAAAGGTATCAGGGTGTGTTAAAAACGTACACAAAAATTATCAGTTAAGTAATAATGTCTGGAAGAGATAGTATCTATAAAATTGACGGTATTAATTTTGAACTCGATAAATGTGATAATTATGTTAAATTTATTGAGGAATACAATGAAACGGATGAAATTTTATTGTATGAACCCCCCAAAATATCAGATGATGTGAGAGATGACTGGCAAAAAAGAATAAACCATGAAATCCTCGATAATTTTAAACCTCTGGCCGACCTAGTCAGATCAAAATTAAAATTAACTATATACGGTGACCCCGGGTATATATTTCAGAAATTTGAAGGTGATAGTAACATTACCATTGATTGTATAAGAGATTCTAACATGGACGAGGTACCTAAAGATAGAGTTAAATGTTTGACAATTATTGTAGCTCTAAATGACACCGATTTATATTTTCCAAAACAGGATGTATCCATAAAATTAAAAAAGGGTGAGATTGTTATATTCCCTCCATATTGGACACACCCATATAAGATAAGGGTGACAGATTCTAATTCGGTGACATATATATTAAAAACATGGATGTTTGGTGAATGGTAAATATTTAAAGACAAATAAACATAATTGCACATGGACGAGAGTGAACCAAATAATCACATTTGTTTACTTGACAATGTTATATCAAATACTTTATGTCACGAAATAATCACTTTTATAAATACATCAGCAAATACTGAAGAAAATGGAGATAGTGCGTCAAATGTCCGGGGTAAATGTTGTTTTCCACTGCAGATGGGGTCTGAAAACGGAGCTGATATAATTAGTGAAAAGATATATGAAGTGGTTGCTAAAATAACACATAAATTAAAGGATACCTTTCCAATTAGTGTATCCGCGTTCAGTTCATTCCAACTTAGAAAAATACATGGTGCAACAAAAACACACATAGATGGGGTTTTCTTTAACGACACCGTGGATGAGCGTGGATTTTTAACTCCAAATGACATGAGAGAATTAAGTTTAATAATTGCTTTAAACGATGACTACGAAGGTGGTGAAATCAACTTCCCCGAACAAAAAATTACCACGAAACTTAAAAAAGGACAAGTCATTGCATTTCCCCCGTATTGGACACATCCACATTATACAGATGATCTATTAAATAATACAATGAGATACACAATAACTACATGGTTAATGAGATAAATATTTTTTTACAGCTTGGAAATAGAAGTTGTAAAAAAATAAATGGAATGCATCTAGTGCGGTTCGAACGCACGATCTTCTCCTTACTAAAGAGACGCCTTACCACTTGGCCATAGATGCAAAAACTTCCTTGGCGAGTTTCGATCTCGCTACTTTACGATTAACAGTCGTACACTCTTCCGATTGAGTTACAAGGAAATGGTCCAGCCTACCGGATTCGAACCAGTGACCCACTGATAACAGTGATTTTAAACAGTGCTATTTAACGCACTACAGTCAGTTGCTCTTCCAACTGAGCTAAGGCTGGGTAAAGCTCCTACCTGGATTTGAACCAGGGTTGTTGGATTCAAAGTCCAAAGTGATGACCACTACACTATAAGAGCTTTTAGTTGAAGTGGGACTATTATACACCCACTTCATCAATAGTTTGATTCTCCCCTTTAAGCTCGTTTACATATTTAAAGTGGAATAATGTTAATGAAAAAATTCCAGCTGAGACATTTGTAATCGTCATCGGAATAACATTGTAATGGACGGAGTACACAAGGGCAAGTACACTCGCAATTAAGTTCAGGTGTAAAAATGGATAGCTTATGGCTTTAGCATCCTTGTGTTTGTACACATGAACAACTTCTGGTACAAACATGAGACATATTAAAATGGAACTCACGAGTCCAGAAATATCCACGAGATTCATCCTTACCATGTATTATTTTCTAATGTTTAAGTAGGTATGATTTGGGTCATCTTAGTCCTTTTATTGGTCGCCACCATTATCAGAACTGTCACGCGGGTCCAACGAGAAAACTACAACTACAAGTGTTTTCTACTGACTCTCCCAAAAGAGACTATCAGACAGGAAACATTTATGCGTAACCACAACAAAGAAATTCCAATTGAAGTTATTTATGGTCCAGATACAAGAAATGTAAAAGTTGCTAAGGAATTTGAAAATCATATTGATCCAGAGTACTATGAAAAGGCTCTGGAAATGCACTACAATCCATCGGTGAAAAGACCAGATATAACATACTTTAATATGGGTGCTATTGGATGCTTCATGGGGCACATGGATTTTTATGATAGATGTTTTAAACAGGGTCTTAAGTACGCAGTAATTTTTGAAGACAATGTTATTGTAAAATCCAATAAACTTTATGACGAAATACAAAAGATTATTGATGAAAGGGGTGAAGAGTTTGAAATGTGTTTTTTCCACTGTCTCTCACGACTTCCAGATAAACAAGATGGTAAACTTGAAAAGGTAAAGTGGATATCAAGTACCAAGTGTTATTTGATAAATGTTCAAAATATGAAGAGATACACTAAATACTTTTTACCGATGGATAATCACATTGATATGAAACATGAAGACTTGATTGCTAAAGGTGCTCGCATTTACTACAAAGATATGCGTCGGTATATGAAAATTGATCGCACCCACAATAGCACTATTGGACATAGCCAACATGGTAGACCCAAGTACTTTTCAAGAAACCATCCATCGGCAACTCCAGATGATGTCTTATTTGGATACTAAGACCAGGGTATGTCGTGGGGTCTGTGACGACAGGCAGTTTTCAAAAACTTTGTAAAATCTGTAAATTCACTTGTAGATTTCATAGAATCTAACATATTTCCAACATACTTATTGTAGCCCGTGTGTTTTCCCGCATGAATAAGGCGGTCTTCTCTCACACGGAGTACAAACTTACCAAGGCGTGTTGGTAACATTATGAGGTTCGCACTCGCGTTTATATCATATCCAGATTTCACAACAATTGGATGTTTCTTGAACTGTCTGGGTATAATATGATGATCTTCTGTGAGACCCTTACCATGGAGACCCCAACGCACCTTGAACATTTTTCGGGCTACGGACCCGTACCTCATTACAATAAGTAATATTTTTTAGACACGGAGGGTGTATGACCTATAGTTTCCGCGGTTGCGTCTGTCGCCTTCTTTTCGTCGCCATCATACTTTTTGAGGTGCTTTTGGAAGAGTTGCATACTCCCAGCTGTTCTAACATCCTTGATTTGTATGGTATCATTCCGTGTAATCCTCCGTAAAAGGTCTCTGACTCTTGTATGGGTTGAGTTACCAGAGAGGAGGGGTTTTTGTTGCTTTGAGATGGCTTCATGGAGAACTTTGTCCCTCACTTCATAGAATCTTCGTTGACCACTCTTTGCGGGGAAGTCAAATGTGAGAGTTTGACCATCTCGGTTCAATTTGACATGCTTCCTCCTTAGGGACATGGCACCAAGGGCGTCGTCATTGTCCCTTGATCCCGAACGGAGATATGCCACGACAATCATGCGGAGAGTGAGTGCGTCATCCCATAACGGGTGCTTGGGATCACCAAGTATCTTTGCGGTGACACTCTTAATCCTGGAAAAGTCAATTTGTGTGGCTCGCCCTCTTCTCAATTTTCTCTGTTTTTCCAGGAACTTTTCACTGTAGTAGTAATGCTTTTTACCGGTGGCATCCACAGCAGTCGCCAAAAGCTTGGGGTCATTGGGGTACACCTCAACATTTGTGTACGCAGGTGGAATACCAATTTTGTGATACCTTTGCTGTTCGGCTTCGGGGACTGGACGTCCAGCTCTGTAAAACACACCACGCTTTCGGGTTATCATCTAACATAGGATAGGATTATCTTTTACATGTGGGACAACACATCTAAAAGGTAAAATTGCTCCCAATGGGTCTCGAACCCATGACCTCGGCGTGCCCTTACGGGAATGACCCCGCCTAAATATACTTTTGTATAAGCACCGCGCTCTAACCAACTGAGCTATAGGAGCTCTCACAATTCATACTCTGTGACTGTAAAGCGACCCTTCTGCCTTGTCACAGGCTCACCAAATAGTTGGACTATTCTCTGTTTACCACGAGTTGTACCTTTAACCTGTTTCGTTTGTTTATCAATTGTAGCTTCAGATCTGAATGGAACTTCGGAGGTAAAGTATTCAATACCATCTTCTGTAATCACCGTAATCAGATCCGGTGGTGATAGTTGGGCACCCACAAACTTTGGATCTTTGTAGAGTGCCCTAAACATTCAACCTACACTAAGCGGAGATAATCCTTGAACTTGACAATATTTGTCGCACCCTTGATGAAGTCTCTGTGCTCTTGTGCGTGGGCAAAGGCTTCCCGCACCATTCGCTCTGCGAGAATTGAATCATATACACAAGGTTCAACATCCCTAATGAGGTACCCGGGTGTAATAAGTTTGGGCTTTACTGACATACTCGTGAGAAGGTATTCGTAATCACAGACTTCCGATATGATAACAACCGCATACCCTCTCTTAGCGTAGCTGTACTCTATAGCAGACATGTAGTCTGCCTTTGTTTCTGGAGTAATGACATTAGTAATCTTAGAGTTCCGTGCGAGACCCGCATGTACAACCAATTCACTGTTTCCTCTACCTGGCACTTCCAGAAATACGATTGAATTCGTTGAGACCGCCTCAATGTATGCGCAATCAATGTAACGAGCAAGTTCTTGAATGGCTGTTTGAAATCCAAGAGATTCAAGACCGGGCATATCATTGAAAACTGTTTTGGCAATACCGATGATGTTTGTATCTACACGATCATCAAGGGCCAAATCCCTCGCAGACTTCATGGATTCATTTCCACAGATACAATAGAGTCGGTCAAGTCCAGTAATATTCTTAACAGCTTCATCAACATTAACAAAGTCATAGGATGTTTTCAAAAGGGACCCAGGTCCATCGTCAATATCATCCTGGTCAAAGTATGTCTTTACATTTTGATTGAGACCTCTAAAACCATCTGCGAAACCGTGGACGCGGTTGCCTTGACTTTTTTCACGAAGAGTGATTGACCGGATGAGAGTATTCACACCCGGGCACACACCACCAGCGGTAAGGATGCCAATGTTCATTTTGAATTACACACGCGCGAAGTTTTTATGTATGTATAATGTATAGGAATGTCTCTGGAAATTGTGACATACGCGAACAAGTCTCGGGGTATGTTTGAAGAACTTGTCAATAATGAGTTTGGTGTTCCAGTCAAAGTTTTGGGTTGGGGAACAAAGTGGAATGGGTTCAGTGATAAGTACAAGGCGATGACACAACACCTTGAAACCAGGGGTGACGATGACATTGTTATTTTCCTTGATGGATTTGACACAAAGATCAATAAAAATCCACATGAAGTTGTTGAACTTTTCAAAAAGTGTGATTGTAAGGTTTTGGTATCCAAAGATCCAGAAGTCCCCGGTAAACCTCTTACACACCTGATTTTTGGAAAGTGTGGTGAAAAATCTACCGCCAACTCGGGTCTTTACATGGGTTACGCTAAAGAACTCAAGAGTGTCATAGATGAAGCATTAGCTGAAAAGTGTGAAGATGATCAAACAAATATAAACACAGTTTGTCAAAAATCTGAATTTGTAAAGGTTGATGAAGAAGAGAAAATCTTTAAAAACTTTGGACCTTTGGATAAGAAACATGATACGGATGCCATCTTTGTGTCGTACCCAGGTTCTCCAGGGTTTGATCGTTACACAAGAGCTATAGTTGAATACACACAATTTTTGTACATGTATATATTGTGTCTACTCATTTTGGGTCTGGCCCTGTTCCCACAGAGGCAAAAAGTTTTGTTACCCACATTAGTTCTATTTACAACTTTCTATGCTTTTGTCGCAGATAAATCATGCACTCTCCATTCTAGCTAACTCATCCATATCAAAGTGGATCCATTACTATATTTACGAAATAAATTATACACTCTCCATTCCGGCTACGTACCTTCTTTGGGATCTGATGGATATTCCCATCCAACAGATATTGTGCAAATATACATCTCACTTTCACTTGACGTGTTCATACGTCTAGGTAATAACCAACTACATGGGTATAAAAGTAGTTTACCACGCTCTGGTTTGATACACTGTCCATTGATAAATTCCACACATGCATCATCATTTTGTTCTACGGTGTTTAAAAAGTAAACCAGGTGTACAAAGGTTGAATTCCAAGGACAATATTCGTGACGCCATTCATCTTTTGTAGATTTTTCATACTTTTCTACATAAATTTCTGTATGACCCAACCCGGTGTGATGATATTGTCTTTCGAACATATGACGCTTTTTATTGTAATCAAAATTCTTTTTTAGATGATTCTCATACTTTTTAACAGCTTCGTGTGATAGACTCTCTATCATACTATTAATATCTCCCCAATTAGTTGAGTCTGTAATATTTATATCTATACAGTTTTTACCAGAAGTGATAAAATTTCTATTTAGATTGTATATATAAGTACCTTCTTTCCGTGTATCGTCACGATTAAAACGATTTATAATCATTTCACATAGTTGTGGTGATAAAAAATCTGGCAGTTCTAATATGAAGTTATCCATTTGTTATCAAGTAACTCATAATCTTTAAACATTATTCCAATAGTTTAAGTCTTATATTTGCGGTACATATATATTTTGAATTGTCACCCGTTACTTCACCACCTTTGTGCAAATACGTCCAAGATCTTGGATACACAAGAACTTTTCCAATTTCGGGTCTCACTTTTCTGCCATTTAAGAACTCTGTACAACCACCCTCACCCTCTTCCAATGTGTTTAAATATATTATTACCTGAATAAAAGCACCTGGGTCGTTCCATTCATAGTCGTGATGCCACGAATAAAACTGTCCTTTTTCTATTTCATGTAATGTACATGCATTCCATATCTGAACATGTTTCTTTGTTTTCAATTCCGTTGTGTAGGGGTGTAACCCTTTAGTAAATTCTTTATTTAAATCTTCAAAATCCGTTTGTAATTTGTCCATGTATTTGACAAATATATCCTTAAATATATCAGTTGTGGGTTCTAAGACATCTTTGTATTTTGGTCGTGACGCCATAGAAACCACATTACTAAACCTGGCAGTTTCGTGGTCTTTGCCATTAATTCTATATATAGGAAAAGATGGTTGTATTTTTTCATCGGTAGGGTTTTTATATATGTTCACAATCTTCTTGCATAGTTCCGGTGACACAAAGTTTGGAAGCTCCAAAATATAATCATCCATTTCATTTAAAACGAATAAACTCTTTAAATATTTTAAAAACATTAGGGTATTAACTTGACGCGTAACTGTCCACAGCATATGTATTTATAATCCGCATTTACTACATTTCCACGGTGAGGAAATGTCCAAGAAGATGGAAACATTACTATTTTACCTATTTCAGGTCTTATTTTTGTTCCGTCATGAAATTCGGTGGTACCACCTTCATGTTCCTCTAATGTATTAAGATACATAAGAATATTACATACACGACCCCCGTCAGTTACTAATCCATCGTGATGCCACGCATATGCATCACCTCTTGCAATTCTCTGAATTGAAAACCCACTATCAAAATACTGGTGATCCAACATATCTGCGTATATTCTTTTGTTACCCATTTCCTTAAAAGCATCTGTAACAATATATTTAATATATTTTTCTACAACTTTTTGAGTATATTTATGCAATTCGGTGTCTTCTTGTTCCCATCCAGTTGTAAGAGGTATAACTATTTCCATTGACTTTTTAATTTTTTCGTCAATATATTTAGAATTTTCACCACCTATAACACCCTTTGTTTTTCTTGTATCATTTTCAAACTTTTTTATAAGGCGGTTACATAAATCCTCTGGAATTGCACCCGGAAATTCTACAATATATCGTTCCATGTACTATAATGTAAAAGAACTCTTTAAACACTTTCCATTCTGGCTAAATCATCCACACTTTGATCTCTACGAATATCTCTACTTTTTCGTCTTACACCAGCTATAGTATTAAGCCACCTCGTCACAGCTCTCTTTGACGCGAGTTCTGATGCGGTTTCATCACTCACTATAATGCTAAGACCGTTACACACATCCGGTTTGTTTTCCCTATCTGGAAACTCTAAATTGAATGCCTGTATGGATATTGCTGGAATATCCGGTGCGTCATCAAGAAGTCTATCATACTCTTCACGACACTTCTTGACAAAATCTATCACACACGAACGATCTCTGGCCTCAAGGGACAATTCCATATCTATATTTCTATAATATTTGGAATACTGAACGCACATCACAGAGTGATTCTCGGATAGAGTAGAGCTTTGACTAAACTTTGAAATACTCGTGAGAATACCACCAATTACATTGAGGAATGCAAAAAAGTATTGGATAATCATAATTTTAGTTCTCGTAGAGGGGTCCAAATCTTCATTCCCACTTGGATTGAGAACCGCAAAACCACCTACACCTGTGATACTCGCTATTACTATACTTGGATATGACAGGTAGTCATTTTGCTTTTTATAGTGAAGACGGGCGTGATTGTGGAGCCATCTATATCCCGCAGCTCTCTGCGCCCAGGATTTGAGAAGCTTCTCTTGCTTATCACACCACGGATTGTGCTCGCACACCACTTCTTCACCCATTAATTTACGCGGTTATTTTTAATCTCAGTCGCCTCTTGTCGTGCCAGTGTATCAACCAATTCATTCTGTGGATGTCCGTTGTGTGCCTTGACCCAACGCCAATCAACCTGTTTCATCTTCTGCGAAAGGGTGTCAATTTCAATCCACAGTTCCTTATTCTTCACAGGTGCACCCGCAGCCGTGCGCCACCCATTTCTTTTCCAATTTTTAATCCATGAAGTTATTCCATTCTTGACATAGTTACTATCGGTAAATAGCCTTATCTCAAGAATGTCGCGTGCGAGACACTGTTGAAGTGCCTTAACGACTGCAGTCATTTCCATAGCGTTGTTTGTAGTGTTGTCTTGT